ATAGGCTTCAAGGTTATCTAGGATACCCATATTACTTGTTTCTAGGGATTAGGTCTTGAGGTCCTTCTGATCCAAATATAGACTTTTTGATAGGAACACAGTTAGGAACTTTCTTGCCGTTCTTATCCTTCATTCCAACCTGCTTAAATCCAGACCAGCAAGCCTTCTGGATGTTGTCCCAGTTGTCTTCCTCTTCGTTGTCTGATTCGTATCCTTTTGAGATCTCTTCATCTGTAAGTTCTTCTGCCTTGTACATGTTGTCATGGCCTGCACACATTTCGTCGTCGCATCCGCCCTTTGTCATACATTCAGCGCATCCGTTACACTTGCATCCTTTTGTGTTGTCCATTTCATCTTCTGGCTTAGGATCAATTGACTTTGCCATATCATCTTCTACCTCAATTACCTCAGTAATTGGATTAACTACATCATCGAGCATATCTTTAATCTCTTCTACGATCTCGTTTAATTCTAAATTCTTCTTCATTGTTTTCTCCCTGTTGACTATTTTTCTGGACCAAGAGAATCCTGCGTCCCCGCCCCATGCTAACCACATAATCTTACCATTTGATGGGCTCTCTGCGTTATCCCAGTCTTTACCTTGCTTGTCCACTTCGTGACGAGAGAAATAAGAATACATTCTCTTTACAGTGGATAGGCTTAAGGTTTCGCCTCTTGCTAATTGTCCTGCTCTTGTCCAGCCTACAGAGGTTCCTGCACCTTTTGCTTTACCCTGCTCTTTAAGCTTAATTGCTCTACGGGCTGCAGATTGCATCCCTGACGTTGGCTTATATCCTTCTTTACTCATAAATCTAGTATACCATTTTCTTATTCATAATTCTCTTGATCTGATAGCAACAGTCAGGGCATTCCCCTATATAAAGCAATTTGCCTGACTCTAAAGCCACTATCTCATTTAGCTTACCCACTACATTTTTTTTACATAAAACACAATAGGCGCTAACGGTTATTGTCATTGAGACTTATCTTTAATTCGTTTCCATTTACCATATAGGTTAGGCTCCTCTGATCCAACATACTCCTGACCAGTCTCTAGATCAATTAGAAGCCATTTAGATGGAGCCTTAGTATGTATTGTTAGATCTACTGGTTTATCAGTTTCTGGAACTTCCGACCCGTCTAAAAGTTTTCTCATTCAAAATCTACCTGATTTTCAAATAAAGATGATTTGGCAACTTCTTTTTCCCTAGCCCATTGATCTTCCCATAGCCCCATCAATGATTCATTGCCAATGTCGTCAAAGTAATAACGCTTGGCGTTACTATTGTATGTCCATCCATACCATCTGTCGCCTTCAGACCACGTAAGATTGGTTGGAGTATCATCTTGTTCGTGTTCTTTAATGATGCGTAATAGTTCATCGTTATCGTGAACAACCGCTTGTATTGCCTCTCTGAGGCGTTTAGGACGCATAAGGTATCTTTCAACTAAATCAGTTAACATTTTAAACCGCTTTCTGAACAGGAATCATTGCCGTGCATCTTTCGCAGTATTCATAGGTTGATCCAGTGTACGGGCACGAGCCTGCCATTACTAGTACATGTCCTTTAATTTTGCAAAAAATACTTTTAATTCTTAACATGCTCTCTCTTTTCGCCGCACTTTTTGCATCACTATTCTTCTCTTTTCCAGTGTATGTAGGATCTAATATAAACAATACCATATGCAATTGCTGACAAGATAAATCCATACTGGTCAGTTAATAGGGCGTATGTTATCCATAATACTTCATTAAATAATAGTATGAGCCATCCCCATATTGTTTTCCGCCCCACAAAAAATATGCCTGCCACACCAATGACAGCTAATATATACGACCAATACACTTTAAACTTCTTTCTACTATTTATCTATTATATAATATTTATATTGGAGAGTCAAGGATTTCATCTATAGCATCATCTATAGTTCTTCCATTATGTTCTGCTGAACAATTACCACATTTTTTGCACATTGTTATCCTTAAATAAATATAGCCCCGTAACTGGGGCTATATCTAATATATAGTTAGACCTTCTTTGGTCTTGTCTTTTTAGGCTTTGGATCTAATGATGTCTCTCTGCGTATTCCGTGACTATTAACATCTATCTTCATTCTTGGCTTAATGCCTTGCTTTGGATATTTTCTTGTAGCTTCACGACTTGTTACCGCTCCAGATGCTGATCCTGCTCCAGTTGGTGGAGTCATTCCAGTACCATCTTCTTTTTGAAAGTTACTCATTAATAAATTGTCTTGTCTGCTCGGGGGTGGAGGTCATTGATAGTGTTAATCCTGACTCTCCATCTCTTGAAACATCAGTAATAGTTACTGGAACAATACCAGTTTCACTACCCAATGATTCGCAACCACATTCAACGCACATTATTACTTACCGCCGTTGCCTAGTCCTGCGCCATCTTGTGATGACTTGTCTGTTGATGGGAACGCTGCTGCAGGATCTGCTGCATATTGCTCACCATTCCAGGCTGTTGTTGTTGGTGCCTTTACTTCATTGAATCCTGTTAAATCATTTCCGTTTGTCATTGTATTACTCCTATAGGTTGTATTTAGATGGGTCTAGAAATCCATCCATCTGTCTATTATAGCATTTATTGTTTTAATAGACTAAAACTAAGATCTAATCGAATAGAATGTTATTAGGTTTATGCGGTTTCCAGCGGTTACCTCAGTGACTTCGTGTGGCAAATCGGCATCTCCCTTAAAGCATATAAACGTTCCCTTTTTAGGTTTAAGAGATATTTCTTGGTCTGGAAATTGGAGTAAACCTCCTTTATAATCGTCAGTTAAATATAACAATCCTGAATGATCTTCCTCTTGAATATCTAGCCAGTTATCTGAATGTAATTTATTAGTTGCCCCAGGAATCATATGGCAATATAACATATGATCAAGATGTATATCCTTTTTAAATATATTTGCAACTGCTTTTTCTTGCAAAACTCCTACGCCAGTTAATAAATCTTTTGATAAATCGTTATCACCGTCATATGGGATTATTTTATTAGTAGCGGAAAGCTCTATCTGTCTATGCTTGTATCCATAAGATGGTCCTGCAAAAACTCCCTCTTTCCAAAAACCTTTGCTGGCCCCACCTGAATAATCACCAGATCCGTTTGTCCATTCTGGAGCTTTTATTAAATTATTTGAAAAGCTTTTGACTAAAAAATCGCATGTATCATCAGATAAAAAATCTTCAATTATAAAAATTCTATCTGACAAAACTTTCATTATTTAATCTTATTACCGTATTTATTCCATGCTCTTTCGTGTAGAAAGAACCCTAGGGCTTCGCATAAGGTATAAACTATTGCAAATGTACCAGCATACTCCCAGTGTGCTTCTCCAGTAATAAGCAGTTCAAAAAAGTAAACTAATGTTCCTACAAAAAAAATGTGAACTACAGGCCAAGACAATGATTTGTATAAACTTCTCTTAGATGATTCCATTTTATTCCTCTTAACTTTTAAACTGATTGTGCCAACATTGGTCACATATATCTATAATCATTCCTTCTTTTTTTGCAGCTATCCTAGTGGACTTATTATTACATCCGTCCATTTCGCATATTTCACCAAACACTATTTGGATCCTTTGGCTGTTTGGCCACGGTAACCTGTCTTTTTCTTATTCATGGAACCTGGCTTCTTAAATCCTGCACCGTTAGGTGTTGCTGCAATTCTTTGCTCTAAAGCCTTTTTAATTTTGTCGTGATGTTTGGCCATTTTTCTTTTCTATAATCCCTACTATATATCGTATAACTTCATACGGTCTCCACTCTGGAGGCAATTCTAAATATCTTATCTCGTCCGCAATTTTTCTTCTATGGTTTTCATCTAGGTACTCTATGAGTTTATCCATATACCTATTCTATCATTTATATGATAAAGGGGCAAGACCCTTGAGTCCTGCCCCTTTAATAGAAGATTTACTTCTTTAGTGCAACCTTTAGCTTAGGGAACTTCTTGTTCCACTTAGTTGCAAGTGCATTGTATTCAGCCTTGTACTTTGCTGCTGCTGTTGCTGCTGCAAGATCAGAAGCTGCCTTAGCGGTAACTGTTGCAGAATCTGATGCTGCCTTATCGGCTGCACGTCCTGCCTTCTCTGCTGCTAGAGCATCTTGTGCTGCTTTGAGTGCTGCATTAGCTGTTGCTAATTCTGCATTCTTTGCTGCAAGTTCTGCTGCAATATCACGTACTACAATTGTAGCGCTTACAGAACCGACTGGTGCTGCTAAACCTGTTACGGCTGTTGCTACTGTTGCGTATGCAACTACTGTGATTGAACCAGTTGCAGGAACTGTTACTGTCTGCTCTTTTGTTCCAAGTGTTGCTACTGCTGTGTCAGTTGTCAGCGCTGTTGCCAATGCTGCTCCAGAGCTTGAAACCAAAGTATTAATTGTGGCTCCACCCTTTGCATTACCGAACACGTCAAAACCAGATACCTTAAGCACCTGTGATGTACCTGCTGCTGCTGATGCAGGAGCGGTTAGTGTAATTGAGTTCAAAGCACCTGCGGTACCTTGTACATAATAAACTGTTGTAGTTCCAGCACGAGTAATCGATACTGATCCTACTGCTGTACTTTTAGTATATACATAAAAGTCTGCTGATGTTCCAGTTCCTGTTGCAATTGATAGCGTTGAGGTTCCAGATGATGCTGTTACTGCTGCACCAGTTGCTGCTAGAGCAGGTACAAGTGTTGCATTTACTGCAACTGCTGTTACTGCTGTTCCAGTGTCTACGCCTGTTACGGCAATCTTCAATGCATCTGCTGCATCTACACTGTTATCTGCTGGTACTGGTAGTGATACAGGAGTTGTTACTACTGTTCCACCTGTTGCTGCAGATCCCGCCACCGTTAGTGTGACAGTTCCAGCGTTAGCGTTAGCTGCTGGCGATACAAGCATTGTGCTAGTCAGGGCTGCAGCGATGATTAGCGATACTTTCTTAAATGAGTTCATTTAATTTATTCTCCTTATTTCTTCTGCCTCTTATATGAAACAGAAACTTAATGTAATTCATGTATCTTTACATGAAACGAGCAGGGATCTCCGCCTTCTTCCCATTCTTGCATTTCTTCATCTGACATTGGTGGACCGTCATGTGTATCACAAAATACATCTGATATCCATCCCCGATCATAACTTAAGCCATATTTCAAACTCTAAATGATTAGCATCTTCTGAATCAAATTCTAGATCCATTCTGAAATTTCTTCCAGCATTAGATGTTTTGGCTTAGCGCCGACAATATGTTTTACTGGCTTCCCAGACTTAAATAGTACCATATAAGGTATAGAGGTTACAGAGTATTCTGCTGATTTAATAGGATTCTCATCAATATTTAACTTTCCAACCCAAAATCCACGCTCATTTGATATTTCATCTAGGATCGGTGAGATCTTTTTGCAAGGACCACACCAAGGAGCCCAGAAATCAATGAGCACTAAATCGTGAGATTGAAGCACCCCGTCAAAGCTTTCATCTGTAACTATCAACTTACTCTCCCTTTAGTTCATCTGCTGCACTATTGAACTTGTTCATAAATGTTTGAACAACCCAAAATGCAGTTTCGCCTGCATTTACAGACATTGCTCTTGAAGATTCTTCATTTCTATCTTCTATAGCAAGGGCGTTGTACCATTTCTGGTACAACTCCTCACCAATTTCTTTAATGATTTCTTCAAGTATGGTTAACTGATCAGCCATTAAGAGCGCCCGTTAGGTTAATTAATTTACCCGAAGTTACCTTGGAACTAGATGTATTAATTGATGTTCTAGAAATCAAATCATATATCTGTGCATATGTAAGGGTTGGCTTTGCAGCCTTAATTGTTGCCCAAGAGGTTGCTGCAATTACAGTTGCATTGGATGTTCCAGCAACATTGATAGTTCTTCCGCCTGCAGTTATTGCTTGGGTTGTTCCCTGTGCAAAAAAATCTGTTAGCTTAGGGTCGTAGTTGCTATAAACCGCAACCGTCTTTGCTGGCATTGTAGCCCCAATTGCTATTGCAGATGGGATGCATGCAGGCCAGTCAATTCTTGAATAGTCTCTAGCATTACCTGTTGGAAAGAATACTCCAACATCCATTGATTTCAATGTGTCAATTTTTGATTCAGTTATTGGTGTTTTAGGACAATAATCTGATCCAGTTGCAAGGTTGTGGTGGCCCTGAGACATAGAAACTGCTTGAATGTTAAACTTATTTTTGTTTTGAATTACCCATTCTAATGCGTTATATACAGTTGCTTCTCCAGCAGCCTGCCTTAAACCATTAATATTTGTGCCGATTACCTTAACAAAAACAATATTAATGTTTGGGTTTGTCATTACCGCAAGGGATGACATCTGTGTTCCATGATCAAAGCCGTTCTTCAAAAGCCACTCTGGCTTTAATGTAGCAGATCCTGGGCCTTCCATAACAGAAAGTTCGTTAGGACATGAGCTCCATTGAACAACGCATGCCTCGTAAATAATTTTGTCTTTGAATATTGGTAAAGATGTGTCAATCGCTGTGTCAAGGATTGCTATTGTTGGAATTTGTACTGACTTATTACCGATGTTGTTTTTAACAGCAGCAGTTGCAGTTGTAGGTAAAACTAGTGCTAAGGCTATTAAAGCCGTGATTATTTTTTTATTCATACTACCTATTCTACTAAATATTGACAGATTGTCAATAGACTATTCGTTGTCTAGTGTATCTAATTTAGCCTTATACCATTTACCAGCGTCTAAGTTGGTAGGTGTCTGTAGGCCTTGAGATTGTAATAGATTAGTTAAGCTTTGTGTGTATAACTCAACCATCATTTCAAGTCTGACTACCTGCATTTCCAGCAGTCTTAGTCTCTCTGACTTTCTCATAGTTATTCCTTTCTGTCTACGGGGGTAGGTGCTGTTGCAACACTACCGCAACTAACACATTCCATATCTAGGAAATATGTAGCAATTTCAAAATCTTCAAAAATAACTTTTAAGTTCCATATTTGTGATCCGCATGGACATAGGTGAGTTGGAGTCCCTCTTATATCCATAGAGTTGTCATAGCTTTCTGGACGAAGATTTAATATATCGTCAGTATGATTGCCTTCTCGCTCAACATCTTCTTTGTCTACAAGAAATATCTCATAGGTTTCCAAGAACAATTGGACCTTGTATTTAATCTTTGAATACACAAGGTATACCAGTAACACAGATAAAATTGCTATGGTCCACTTCATACTTCTATTATACCTTAAACTTGGATGTATGTATAGGGGGCGGATACGCTCATATTAAACTCGGTTGCTGCCTCTAATGCAGCCTTTAGGCGTACCTTTGGGTTTTGTTGCTTCTTTGTTGCATGCAGTGCTCCTAGCGCTAACATTCCACCACTGCCTTCCGCCATATAGTTAACTATGTTTTCTCCAACATGGAAGTCTTCATCTACAGTAAAAAGCCTACCGCATATACCAACAATAAAAATACCACCTGTGTCTTCTTCTGATGCAGATCCAACGCTTCCGTAGCCGTGATCTTTAAATGCAGCCTTAACGGAATCAATAAACTTAGTTCTCATAAACTTATCTAAGCCAGAGTTTGTTTTGGTTGGAGTGTACTTTGGGGGAGTCCACATGTATTGCAGGATTTGTCCCATACGAAATGAATCTGTAAATGCAATTCCGTATTGACCATTTTTAAAAACCTTTGGTTCTTTTCTTGCAAGAATCCAGCCCGTTTTATCATCTGAAGCGGCATGGTCGGAAGCCATATAGACAACACCATTTTGGGCGATAGCAACAATACAGGTCATACTACTAGTATACTAAATATAAATTCGAAACGCTAGTCCTCGTGATGAGCAATATGGCTTAATTCAACTAGGCAATTTTCAAGCTCGCCTTTAACCTCAATAAGCTCCTGGATAGCATTATAATATTTATCTCGCCATTCAATTAGATCTTTCTCTAATTTATATAGCTTGATTTCAAGGTCTTTTAATTCCATTTTGAGCAGGTCTTGCTCACGCTCAATTTTTCTACTTTTTTCTCTTCTGGATTCTTTTATTCCATTAAACATGGCTGTGCCTATACCGCTCAATACTGATGCGATAATAACAATAATAACAGAATTGGCGTCCATACTCATAATAGTTTAATTATACCCCAAAATGAGTGCTAATACTTAATTATACAAGCAATTCCGATGCAATAATATCATTACCAACATATCGCTTTTTAATAATAAACTCTCTAACCGCTTCAGATCCTAGTTGCCTGCCCGCCAAAATTACTACCCAGCGGGGCTCAAACTTAGAAGATATGCATGTTTCACACATTAATAGATTAATTGGCATCAAGATTGATTTTTTTACATTTAGCTTATTTTTTGTCTTGTTACAGCAGTAACATAATATTTTTTCCATTAATTAGATTCCTCTTCGTGCTCAAAAACAATTTCATCCATTATCGTGAACTCATCATTTTCTAACACTTCTTCTATTTCAATACCATCTTTTTGGTATTTAACTTTTGATGCATATATACCCAGGCTTTCGACTGATCCATATAGTCTTTCTGCATGAATAAAAACGATCTTAATTACTTCGTAATATTCTCGCACTTGGTACCCCCTCTAGTTCGCATCTTACACCGTAAGACTCGATTAGCTTTTTAACTTTTCCAACATAATCAATTACCATTTCTTTTTTAACACCTTCGTATTTTAAAAAATTGTCTTCATATAGTCTTATTGCTAAAAACTGTGGATACTTTACTATGTCCATTTGCAAACCCATATCAGGTTTTTTGATTTCCCTGACTTTTTTTGCCATTTCTGTAGTATAAAAGACGGGCTTATTTGGTTCACCCGTCCATTCATTTACACCATACTTAAAGTGGTCTTTATCTTTATTTATAAATTCCACGGTTAAATACCATTTTTGTTTCTTATCTTTTGCCAAAACTCTTTTGTTTTGTGAATATTCTTAACCTTATCTATCTCGCCAGAGTTTAGATATATCCCGCCCCATACTCCGTGATCGTTATTCATAGAGCCTGAATTAAAACAGTCTTTAGAGACTGGGCAACTAAAGCAGGCTTCATCAATACTTGCAGCTATTACTGGATCGGATTCATATTTATCAAAGAATAAATTTGTATCCATGCCCCTGCATATGGCGATATCAAACCACTTAAAGTCATTCTCTTCTACACCTAGATCATTTAAAATATTTGACATATTTGTCCGACATCTTCCATGTTCCGTCTGTACTTATAGGAAAATTTTCTGCAATTCCCCAAGAATTATTTTTAAATAATCCATTTTTATTAGAGAATCCAGTCGGGTTCTTTTTCCATATAATGAGATTATAGTTGTCCCAATAGGACTGTCTGTCTTTAGAGCTGAATCTTTTAATAAAGACATCAACTCCTTTAGGCGTCAAAACTAGCACTTTTTTCCTATCTGTTAGTTCCGCCTATATCCTATTATATAATATTTGAGCCTATATTGTCAATAGACTATTTGACTTTTTTTATCTTTAAAATATCTATATGTTTAATTTCATTATCTATATTTAATACGTCAAGGGCATATTCTTTTGCATCAGATTCATTAAAGGCTTCAACCTCTATATCAATATTGACCTTAATTAAATATTTTTCCATGTATCAATTATAGCACAAATATGGTATAGTATATATATGAAAAACATCAAAAGCATAGACGGAAAAATTCACATCATTGAAGATTTTATTTCTCCAGACACGGCAATGTTTATATACAAGTCTATTAATCCTCATGTTGATATGAGTCATCAAAAAGCTGGGCCTTCAGTATATTCTGGTCCTAGTGCTGGTGAGAACGCAGAGCAGGTCGGTAGAACAAGAACAATCGCTGCTTACAATAACGACCCTTGGTACAACGTTGCAATTGATTTGCTTTCAATGATTTGCCCAATGATGTCAAGAGTAATATCTGATTTCTATAAAGAAGAATACGATTTAAAAACAGCATTTTATAGCAAGATGCTTACTGGTGGGCGAAATGTTTTACACATGGATAACAGATTTGTTTCAACAAAAGACGAGCTTATAGAAAGGCCAGGTGCCGATGCGGACAGATCTGGTCTGTTATATTTTTATTCCGACTGTGAGGGTGGAGAGCTAAACTTTCCATTCCAAAACTTTAAGATTAAACCAAATCCAGGAACCTTTATATTCTTTACTGGTGACGAAGAAGTTCCACATGAAGTAACACCAGTTTTATCTGGAGAAAGAAACAATCTTATTTCTTTTTTCTGGCCTGCTGACAGAAATGCAGATGATTTTTATAAAAACCAAAGATACACTAATGCAAGAAATGGAATACATCAAGAAGTTCAAACAACTCTTGAATTTTTAGAGAATCATAAAAATAAATAATTCTATTTCTTTTTAGATCTTATCTTTGCAAGCGCTTCAAAATCTTTGACTTTAGTTTCTCCTAAGTAACCCCAGGCGTAGCCATCAGCAATCATTTGTTCATTTACAGAGACTGTTGATCCATCCAGATACAACCATCCTAAGATTCTTCCATACTTTTCTGATGAATCCATCTTTTCTGTTTTAATAACAACGTCTTTAGCATCTTTAATCTTAGACTTGACATACTCTTTAGCCTCAAGGCCTAAAATCTTTTCAGCCTTATCCTTTGTTCTACTTTCTGGAGTATCAATTCCAGCCAGCCTAACTCTTGAACTAAATGATATGTCAAAGCCTAGATCAATTTCTACGTCTATTGTATCTCCGTCTACTACGTTATTTACTTTTTTAACATGGTATTCGTACATTACTTCTTTGGTGCCGCCTTTTTTGCAGGTGCATCCCAATCTGGTCTAGCAACTGCCATTACTAGGCTGTATGCTCTCTTTTTAAGAAATACTCCGTCTCCATTAGCCTGTGATCCTTTTGAATCTCCGCTAGTGTTTCCTTCATAGCAATGCAAGTTCTTTCCGTCATTCTTTACAACAATTCCAACGTGCTCTGTGTCAGTCGGATTTTTGTCAAAGTTAAAAAATACAACATCTCCTGCTTGTGCCTGACCAATCGGAACAATTCTCTTATTCTTAGCAAACCACTGTGCTCCTGCATCGCATGATGCAAAGCCTTTCTTTGTTGAAGCTGCTACTAAATGTACCAGGCCAGCATCATTAAAGCATCCTGAAACAAACATAGCACACCATGGCTGGTTATTCATTCCATACCATTTACCAAAAACTGTATCGTTGTTCTTTCCTTCTGCATACTTTTCATCAGCATATTTCTTTGCTGCAGCCACAACTTTGGCTGCGTTTGGGTGGATATTATTTGACATTTAATGCCTCCTTTAAGGTTATATGTATTATAGCATTTATTTTGCTTTTTTGTCCACCGCTGAAAATGCTGCATTAATTTCTGCCACAGTCAGCTTGCCGTCATCTAGGAAGCCTCTTGCTAGTCTTTCAACTACAGTTGCTACTCCTAAAGTTCCTGCTAATATTACTGCCTTATAGGTTTCAATTCCCACCACTGCACCTGCTCCAATTACGGACAATCCTGATGCTGCAAATACTGCAATTATTCTCATAAAAATATTATTTATGTTTGCAATTGCTCCTGATCCTACTTGTGTTGGTTCTTCAATATATGCTTTTGCCATTTTTATTCCTCATTTCTATTTCTAATTGGACTTGTAACTATCCAAAGAGCAGTTGTTGCCATGATTCCATAACCTACAATTGTCTTTGCGCTTCCGTCCAGAACTACCCAAGCAATAAACATTCCAAGAAGGGTCCATGCTTGGTCAACCATATCTTTTAGGATATTCTTTATTATTCTTACCATTTTCTTCTGCCTCCTTGACCTGGTGAATTTGCTCCTGAGCCTCCACCAGAACTTCCTCCGCCCCCTGTGCCACCTCCAGTGGCTCCTCCTGTGGCAACTGCTGCGGCGTTAATTGCCGCTCCTGCTGCTACAACTGTTGCTACAACCATTTCAGTTGCTTCTTCTCTTTCGCCTTCTGTCATATCTGCACCTATGCTTCCAAGGGCCTGTAGTGCTGCTCCTGGGTCATTAAATAACTCTTGTGCAAAGGCTGCTGGATCAGATATTAATTCTACTTGTACTGCAACTTCTGCAGTAATTACAACTGAGTCACCATTTTCAGATGTTCTAACATCAACTGGTGTGCTTGCTGGCAAATCTGATAACTTAATTCCAGCTTCCGCTACCTGTTCTTTAGTAAGATTTTCACCTTCTGGAACTGATTGAATTAATGCATCAGCAACAATATCTTTTTCTGCTTCGGATAATTTACCATCTGAATTAGCTAATTCAACAATTGCTGCAACGTCTTCTTGTGAAACTTCACCATCTGACGCAAGCGCTTCCAATACTGCTTCTTGATCTGCTACAGAAACTTTTCCATCTTCTGCTAATGCTTCAATTAATTGATCTGTTTCTTCTGAATCAATTTCTCCATCTGCTGACATTGCATCTGCAATTTCTTCAACTTCTGTACTATCAATTTTACCATCTTCTAATGCATCATCAACTGTATTTGTTACATCTTCTTCTGATCCCGTCACTGGCTCTGTGTCCACTGGTTCTGTTTCCACTGGCTCTGTGTCCACTGGTTCTGTTTCTACAGGTGTTGTATCAACTGGCTCTGTGTCCACTGGTTCTGTTTCCACTGGCTCTGTGTCCACTGGTTCTGTTTCTACTGGCTCTGTGTCCACTGGTTCTGTTTCTACTGGCTCTGTTTCCACTGGCTCTGTTTCTACAGGTGTTGTATCAACTGGCTCTGTTTCTACAGGTGTGGTATCAACTGGTGTGGTAGTTACTGGT